ATAAAAAAAAAAAAAAAAAAAAAAAAAGGAGGTACAACTTGAATAGTAAGTTATACCTCCTTATAATATATTTTTTATAAAATCACTATTCAAATCTCAAATATCATATAAATTATTCAACTACGGTCTCCACTTCAGTTTCTACCACAGCTGGTTCAATCAATTTTTCAATTTCTGTAACTTCTGCAACTTCAGAAATTTCTTGTTTCTTTTCTTTTACAGCTTTCTTTTTTGAAGATCTATTTACTTCATTAATAGCATCAAGAATAGATTTATTTAATTTATATCTATAACTCAAATCACATTTTGAAAATGCCACTTTTGCTTCTTCAGCAGTAATACTACCTGCTTTATAGTCGTTAGTAATATTAAATAAATTTTTACAATTCTCATTGTGAAAAATATTCATCCAACGTGGCAAATTATCAAACTCGGAACAGTGCAAACAAAAAGTATAAATTTCTGAACAGCATAAGCATTTCTTGTTATTTTTTGTTCTCATATTATTACTCCTTACTTATATCTGTTAGAATAGCCATAATAATATGACATAATAAGGATAGCGCAAATTAATACACTACCCTTATTAATACTAATCTATACTATTTTGTAATTATTCCTCTTCTTCGTCATCTGCACAGATGTAGATCTCGTACAGAGCCTTTTCAGAAGAGCAGTAGTCAACCTGCAGAGCGCCAGTGTAAGACAGCTGAGCGTCAGTAGTCAGGCTGATTTCAACTTCAGGGGATACCTGGAAGGAAGGCAGTACAATGTAGCAAGCTCTCAGAGTATCAGCAGAGCAAGGATCTACACACAGAGCCTTCAGAGTCAGTCTTACAGTACCAGGGAACTTGTCTGCCTTGTTGATAATAGCAACACCATCAGCACACTTTCTCTCATACTTAACAACATACTGTGGAATAGGATTACCAGCCTCATCGTTTTCAACTGGTGCTGTAAATTCGCCCTCTACAATAGCAGCAGCAACAACTTCTGCATCTAAAGCTGCACCCATAGCGCCATTGTTAGACAGAGCATTAACTACAACAGTACCTTCTTCGTACTCTTTCAGAGCAACCTTTTCACCAGCCTTAACAGTAATAATTCTAGGCATAGGGATCTTAGAATCAGCAGTTGCAACCTTCTTACCTTCGCCAGAAGCAGCACCTACGATATTCAGATTTAACATAGCATTGTTAGCAGTGAATTCACCCTGCTTACCCTGATAGAATCTCTTGATCAGAGTACCCTGAGCATCTACAGCATCCTTAGACTCTGCAGTAATGTTAATAGTAGCATCAGCCAGCTGTGTCAGAGTATACAGTAAGTTACCATTAAAATCTTCGGCAACAGCCATCTGAATTCTATCAATAATAATATCATCTAATTTGAAAGACATAATTATTTCCTCCTTATTTTTTCTTTTATTTATTATCTTTATTAAATTATATTTAAAATTAATTAGTCTTAAGATTCATATAAATCTCTTAACCAATTTAATTCTTTATTAAGATTCATCTTAGAAGTGTCACAAAATCCTGAATACATTCCACTCATTAACGCTCTCGTAGATTCATAAACTTGTAATCGTTTCACACTATCCATGAATTCAACTATACCAACATCCTTTAATTCGGATCTTTTATATTTAAATCCAGGATGATTAAGCATAGCAGAAATAAGTGGAAGATATATTGATTTGTCACTTTTATTTTTATTTAGTCTTTTTTCATTGATTAAATTTATTCTCTCTTCATCAATAATTGCTTCTTTTGTAGCTCTACCTTTTGCCTTTTCTACTTTAGGATAATGATCAAACATACGTCTTATATATTCACGCATATGCATATATGTTTCTTCATCAATTTTTAAAGTATGATCATTATTTAATAAAACAATTTCATTATTATTATTCGTATCTATGTAAGGTTGCAAAGAAGCAAAATCCACATCACCAAAAATTAGAGACGTACTTTCTTTTTCAAGAGTTTGAACAAGCATTACAAATAATTCATAATCAGAAATTTTATTCCAATCTATGCCCATATCCCAAAGCTGCAATCTATATGATGTTGGATTTCCAATAAATGGCATGATAGAAGAGTAGACCTTCTTTTCACCAAACTCAATTATATCCCCAATAGTAGGTTGTACAATTATTATTTGGTCATTTATTTTGTAATCCATTCCATAATACATTTGTAATTCATCAAAATGAAATTCATACTTTTTTTCTTCTGATTTTTCATCTTTTTTATTTGTATTAAAATCACTAATTACTTTTTCAGTAGCTTTGTCTAATACATCTTTGTTTTTTTGGTCTCTCTTTTTTTTTATATTATCTTTTATGGCTTGTGCGTCCATAATATCAACCACCTAACTTATTGATAGTCTTTCTATCCTTTAAAATATTATTAGGTGTTGTTTGTTCAAATATAAGAGTTCTTCCTACATACTGCGCATCAATTGCTACAGGTTTATCAGATACTAATTTAATTTGTGTACCAAACATATTTGTATAATTAAATTCATCCATTATTAAAGCTGCTAACAAATCATGTCTAGCAATTCCAGTCTTTTTATCATATATTTCTTTGTTATCACAAATTATATAAAATATAACTTGTCCAAGTTTCATTAACTTGTTATAATATGAAACCTCTGTAAAAGATGTCTCAAAACATATGTAATTATTGACTTTTTGTTGCGTATCAACAATTAGATAAAATGGAAGAATATTTTCCCCAACATAATCTGCTGGACAATCAGGATCTAAATCCTTATTATTAAGAGAATAAATAATCTTTGAATTATTAATTAATTTATTTTTAATAATTTCTTTATAGTAAATGTTATCATTTTCATAATGTTTTTTGTATTCAATCATTTCTTGAATGTCTTTTTCTACATCACTCATTTTAACACCTCCTATAAAGCAATAATATCTAATGCGACTTTTGCAGTCATATTTCCAATTGTACAAGTAACTTCAATGTTGTTATCTATGTAACTTTCATCACCATCAAATTTAAACTTACATTTAAATCTGTTTCCATCTTTTAAACTATAATCATTGTCAAAAACAATTAACTCATCTGGGATACCATTGAGTGTCCAAATATATTCAGAATCATAAAATTCATCTGTAATATCTTTATCATTTGCATCATAAATTCTTGCAGAAAGAACTTTTGATGTCCCCAATTTGACATTATAGTTTGCAGCTTCAATTTCAATTCTATATCCATTATTATCATTAACTTCTTCCATTTCGTATACATCATCATGTGCAAAAATGTCAGAAGCATAATAATCTGCATACATATCACCATAATCATCTGCATTTGGATCCAAGCTTACATAATCATGTGCTGGCTCAAATCTGTCTTGCTTAATTGTAAAAGTAATCATACCTTTTTGAGAAGTATTTTTTACTTTAGTAATTTTATATACATATGGCACCTTTTGAAGCATTGAAATAATTATTCTGGCATCATGTTTTAACTCAGCAGTGATAGGATTCCAGGGAAGGAAAAACTTACCTTGGTCATCAAAGGTTGACATTACATTGTCTCTCCATATACCACTCGTGTAAGAGTTTTGTGTTGCTTCAACGCCCCAAACTTTTCGCTTGTGTCTATAAACACCATCATCTTCAATCCATTGGAATAAATGATTACATTTTACTATACCAAACTTAGGAAACTGATTTGCAGCATCATTATAAACAATCATCCATTTACGATAAACACCCCTATCATCAGGGATATCACAGTATAATCCAATTGGGAATTCCACATCAAACCTTTCATAGTTTTTCACAAACCAATCTGGTTTACAACTCATAGAATTCCATACATTTGGCTCAAACATAATATGATAATCTGGGTCATCTTTCGCCATAGTTTTATATGTTCTAATAATAAACTTAAGCTTTACTGGAATCTTTGTTAAAGACAATGCTGGATTATATCCAGACAACTTCTCTGGCTGATCGTCATGATAATAATCATAAATATAACATTGTTTTGTTTGAATATCATTGTCAAACGTATCTTGTATTACTTCATCAGACATTATTTTTAATTGTTGACCTACTGTGCCAACATTATTATATTTTTTCTTCATATCATCGAAAGAGATCATGTCTATACCTCCTTCAATTTTTCTACTTCGGCTCCTGCATCTAAAATTAATTTCCTATAAGTTTGAAATTCAAACTCTGGATTATTATATTCATTCATTGCAGCCTGAAGCAGACTCATGACCATTACAAGTTCTGGTTGATTCATCAACAATTCGTTTAACCCACCTAACTTTAATAACAATCCTTTGAAACATTTGTTAACATCTATATCTTTGTACTCGTGTGCAGTTTTATTATCTACACAAAGCAAAAGAAAAAAGATTGATCCCCTTAATGATTTTTTGGTTTGTTCGATTTGATTCTGTGTAAATTCTCCATATAAGTGTTTCATTATTCATCACCTATATCACTATTATAATATCCGTGATCTCTAATAGTTCTCTTTAACTCAAGCTTCAATTCTTTTAATCTTGTAATGTTATTTTTGTAATTATTAAGAATTGTTTTTTCTTCTTTACCGCCAACAACAGTAGCAAGACTTGTAATTTTGTCAATCTGCTGTTGCATCCAACAAATTACCATTCCTTGGGCAAAGATTTCTTTTACAAAATAATAATCAGAATCGTCATCAATAGAAGTAACCAAATCAAAAGTTAATTCTAAAATTTCATCATCAAGGGATATTGTAGAAAAGCATTTTCTAACGTGTGGCATGGCAACAATATTATGTAACCAATTCACCATTAAATCATATGCTTCATCTTTCGAATACTTTTGGAAAAAAGTTTGGTCTGTTTGTTTAGAGTAATACTGTGAAAATATTTCTTCGTAATTCATTTAAAGACCTCCTATCTATTACAGGAAGTCTTTAATACATGTTCCAAGAATATCATCAACAATATTTAACTTTTGAACGGTAGGATAATTTTCATTTCTTACCATATTCATAGCTGTATATTTAATTACTTCTTTCAGAACATTTGGTGCTTTTGTCAATAACTTTCTAAACTTATCATCTGGTAAATCAAAGAATTCTTCAGGATATTCTACATTTAAGAAATGCTTATATGCATCACCTAATTCTCTTCTCCACTGATAACATAAGTCTGCATCTTCAATAATAATCTTAGGCTTCTTAATAATATCTTTTCTTCTCATAGACTGAAGATCTTTATATGAGACATAATCTACATCACCATATCCACTCCAATTATATATTGTCGTTCTGTCAGCACCAACTGCAACTAACTTCCAAGGCGTTACACTACGACAAGGGATTCTGTCCTCTGGAGCAAATGTCTTTGGAACATAATCGTCAATTTTCTTTTTTTCATTAAAAACAACAATTTCCTCATCGTCATCATCTTCTTCTGCAGAATCATCTTTCAGTTTTGCATAAGATTCATATTTTTCTTTTGCAAAATCAATCATTTCATCAGTTACATTCTGCATATGACTTGATACATTAAAATCGTTTTCTCTAAAAAACGTAATCAAGTCTTTATTCGTAATATTTAATTCTTTAGATAAATCATTAATTTTCATTTTTCCTTTTTCTCCTTATACTAATATAAGTGGAAGAGAAAATCTCAACCACTTATATTATTTATGTAATACTATATTTATACTATATTTTATTTTATCTTTATTTTTAATTATTCTGCAGCAATAATCTCGCCAAACAGCTCGTTAATAACAATACCGATACCTTCCTTATAACGGATATCTACGGTAGCAGTCATATCCATCTTCATACCGTCCATACCGTCTTCGGTGTAGATAACATCACCCTCGTTTACACGCTTGATGAACTTCTCACCGCCAACAGGCATAACGAAGATCTTCTTATTGTCTTCTTCGGTGAAGATAGAATCACGAGTACCAGCCTTGTTGATTCTGGACAGAGCCAGACACTCATAACCTTCCCAGTTGCCCAGAACGCCATTCTTGTTTCTTTCTTCCTTCATGGAATCAGAGAACATGTTGTAGTTTACAGTGCTCTGCAGCTTCTGAATAGCAGTTCTAGTACCAACCAGAATAACATCCTTGCCAGTTGCTGCCTTTACAGCTTCAATCTGATCAACGATTGCATCCTTAGTAGCTTCGGAAATAGCAGTTTCCAGCTTCATGTCGGTAGGCAGAGACTGGTCAGCAGACATAAATGCAGTGTACAGTGCACTGTATCTGTAATCTTCGATAGATCTGTACATTCTGTCTACCAGAGTAGCAAAATCAATCTTGCCCAGCTGGAACATTTCATAGTCAGCATAAACCTTAATTACATACCAAGAAGTTTCAACTCTGAAACTCTTACCAGGCTTAATTGCCTGACGAACCACGTCATGATGGTTGCCTGCGAACTTAGAAACCTGAAGCAGAGAGTTGTCCTCTACATAGAACTCATTAACATCGCCATCAGCAATATTTACTTCTTCTACAAACTCCATGAACTTAGCGTTAGCTTCAGTCCAACCAGAATTCATCTTATCAACAATAACATCTTCAATCAGAGATGCCAGTTCCTTACCATGATCTCTCCATGCCTGTCTACGCTTCATAGGGGTGGCATTCTTAAAATCAATGTTCATAATCTTATCAAACTGATTTCTAATAATAGTATCAGCTTCTTCTTTAGAGTAGTTTGCATATACGCCATGAGAAGCGTCCATCAATACACTATTAAACTGTAACATATTGTCATAGTTGTTCTCAAACTGAGCTACAGTATTAGCAGAAAAACATGTAATATCTCTCATCTTAATATTCCTCCTTTACCTTTCTATTCTTTCTATTAAATCTGTTCGTTCTTAATTGCTTCAATGCGAACCATTGGATAGAAATCGTTAGAAGCAATACTATGAATCTTACCAATAAAGCCATAAGTTTCAGCGGAAGGCTCTTCAGCAACTGCAACCCATGCACCATTGCCATCAACAGTTACAAACGCACCAACAACAGGGTCGCCAGATACGAACTGATACTTAGCAACAGCAAAGATATCCTCTGCAACAACTTCATATGCCTTTGCAACTACGCCAGCTTCATGATAGAAGTTGAACTCAGCACCCTGCAGACGAGTGAAAGCATCCTTAACTACAGCGGGAGAACCAGTAACAGCAATCTTGTCACCAGCAGCAGCAACAGTAGCAAACTTAGTCTGCAGACCATCACCAGTAAACTCACCCATCTTAATACCTACACCATTATCAACAGCGATCTCTTCATCATTTTCATCTCTAACAATTGCATCATACAGGTGTCCAACAACTGTTGCCTTCAGGCGACTAGACTCGAACATACCATGTACGTTAGCCTTAACTTCTTTTAAGTTAGTATAAATAGCCATAATTATTTTTCCTCCTTGTTTTTAATCAATTTATTTAAGTTTATTTTTTGTTTTTATAATATAAAAAAGAGCATTATGCTCTTAGTTATTTAAAAATATTTATTACTTTATTAAATTTTATTTTTATTTAGTTTTCTTCTGATTTAACAATCCATCAAGAAAACTTGATTTCTGTTCAATCTTTCCAAAAGCAAACATTGGAGCCTTTGGTTTCTCGTCAGTAGAACTATCCAAAGCAAATGTTTTGTTCTTCTTTACAAGCTTTGCAAAAACAATACTTGCCTTATCTTCAAGTTCTTCCTTCGAATATTTCTTTACATTATCTTCTTCCATAAGTTCTTTGAACTCAGGTGTCTTTAAAAATTGTACATAGGATTCATCTTCAAATACAGTCATCTTGTCTGCAAATGATTCTGCTTCTTTATAAGAATTCAACTCTGTCTGAATAGAAGAGTAGTTTGATCTCATTGATTCTAACTCTGCCTTTTCTGATACAGTTAAAAGCTCTTCAAATAATTCATATCTTTCACCTTCTAATGCAACAGTGTCGCCATCTTTAGAATATTTCTGACCAAAAATCTTACCTGTCCAACAACCTTGGAATACAAACCTATCATCATATACATCTCTAACAAAATACCAGTCGTTGTCAATTTCTTCATATTGACCAAGCAAATTATATAAGCCATACTCAATATCATTATGAGACAACTCAAAAGATACTGCAAATTTTCTTCCATTAATTTCGAATGATTTATTAATCATTTCAAACAAAACCTCAGAAGATTCTTCTGTTTCACCAAATTCTTCTTCAGGAACTTCGTTATCTTCAGTATCTTCATCTGTTTCTTCTGGCTCATCATCTTCTTCGACTTCTTCAGACTCTTCTTCAACCACTTCAGGAGTTTCATCTTCGGCTGGATCTTCCGATTCTTCAGCTTCAGTTTCAGTTACTTCCTCAGTGGATTCTGTTTCAGTTACTTCTTCGGTTTCTTCGATCTCTTCTGAATCAGTTTCAATTTCTACAACTTCTTCAGTTTCAACAACTTCGACTTCCTCTGTTTCTGTAACCTCTTCATTTACCAAAATATCTTGATCCACTTCGATTTCCTCCTTTCCATAAGTATCAATAGATTCTTTTGAATCTTCTATATTGAAGCGAGAAAGCAACGTGTTAATACTTTCTTGCATTTCAACCAATTTTTCTTTTAATTCTTCTGTTTGGTTAGAAAACATAGAATTATTTTGCTTAAAATCTTTCAGTGTAATTTTACTTCCATACATACCTTCTTCAATAGGCTTTTCGGTATATCTATCTTTTCCTAAAATTGTAATTCCTGAAAAATAAAAACGATTAATTTCCATTTCTTTATTTTTAGGATTATAGCTATAATCTAACAACGCAAGCTCAACACTTACTTTTGATTCTTTCTTTTCTTTAAGTATTTCTGCAGCTCTTGTATATTCTTCAAAAATCACACCATCTACTTCAAGATAAGTCTTGTCATTTTCTTTATCATATACCAAATGTGCATTACCAGACTCTGGAATACAACCAACTGGAATTTCTTCATACTCAAGTTCGCCTTGGTCATTTATAAACATTTCATGTCCTGCGAAATCATATGTATCATCTGATAATTTATGAATAAATCCAAGAATTGGACGGTTGTAAATAGATGATGTTGCTTCTTCCATTACAGATTGCTTTATATTTGAATGGTTTCGATTTGTTCCAATATGACAACTCTTTAAGTGTGTTCGAAGCAAAGACATTTCTGGATCATAATTATCATCAGAAAAAGTCATTGTTCCTTCTAACTGTACAACCACAGGAGTATTGTGATTCTTATCTGCATTATATGTGACAATATTTTTATGGTTTGAATAATAGTCACATAAATCATCTAATGTCAATAATCTATTCATTAGCCTCTGTATTTCCTCCTTTCTTAAATTTTTATATTAAAAAATCCTCTCAATAGAAAGGATTAAATACATAGCATTCTTGAAAATACAACACTTTCGTTGTCAGAGAATACTAATTTTCCATTATTTATAAATGTACACATTGTGTCGGTTTCATTTACGCATACAAATCCATTATCCTTTAATCTCTGAGCAAACGTTTTATCTGAGACTAAAATAAATGGAAGAGTAGTATCTATATTTCTTTTAGTAGTTTCTTTTTCCATTTAATCACCTACTTTATTCAACTTTACTAGTGGTTCCCTCGTTTTTCTCACCATCACGAGTTGCTATTGTTTCTTCTGATGTAATTTCATCATCTGACTTTGTTGGCGCTCCACCTTTATTAGATGTCGCAGAAGATGATTGTGTATACGAACTCTGAAGTGGTATCAACCATTGATTTATATTTAAAGCTAACGCATTAAATCTAATATCATTTAATACTTCATATGGAGTTTTTGCAGTAACACATACAAAATAGTCAAGAGCATTTCCACCAAGTGTAGCCATGCTTTGCATATTACTTATATAAGAATCTCTATTATACCAAGTCATTTGATGATATTTAAATTTATATCCTTCTGAAATATTCATCTTGATATAAAAATTAAACCACGACTCTAATCTTGAAACATATGTCCATACGTTACTCATGTCATTTTCAATTGCATGATTAAGTCCTATAGAGTTTGTACTTGCACCACCAGCAACAACCAGCTGTGAAATACCTGCATTATTAAATAAGTTATTCATGGATTGTGACAACTCATCTGTATCATCAGTTGAATTAGATTTATCAAATTTTACTGCTTCTATATCCATTGGAGAATATACTACACCAATCAAATCAGGGACAACTTGCTCAAGCATAGAATTAAATTGTCTTGCCAACTCTAAGCTAATTGCAAAATCATCTACATCTTCACTACCATCAATCATAGGAATTTTACTTACTAAAAGTAAGTAATTCTCTAATTCGGTTTTTGAAGCAATAATTTGTTCCAAATCAATTAAATCAAGTAATGAAACAAACAAAGGCAAAAAGTATGGTAATGGTGTCTCGAACTCATCATCCGTACCTGCAATCATACACAATGTCTTCTCTGGTGTAAGTCTAAACCATTGATTTTGTCTGTTATCCTGATAAGCATTCCAACCATCAACAAAACATTGATCCCAAACACCAATACCATCACCATCAACACCCTCTACATAAATAGAATTGTTTCCTGCAGCAAAATATGCAGCATTAAAATAAACAATCCATTCACCTTCTTGAGTTTTGCCATATACTCTACAATATTGTGGATCTAATGGCATCAAAAACATACCATTCTCTTCATTATCATACATGAACCCACAATAAATTCCATCTCGTAATGTAGTGGCAATAACAGTATACAACTCTTTTTGCATATTAAAATTATTTAGTCTTTTTAATACTTCTTCATAACCTTTTAATGCTTTGTTTGCACTAATTGTTTTTGACAAATCATTAAATTGTGTTATAGAATATAAAAAGAGAGGCATTGTGGCATAATAATATATCATCTTTTTATATATCATAGAATTTCTAACTAAGAATCTTGAAACTTCTCTAATTGTATCTATATTAGAAGTTGGATTTGCTATGTATGTCTTAATTAACTCTTTTGTATATTGAGTATAACTTTTATTACTTGATGCTTTTACATTTCTCTGAATGATTTCTTGGATTTGTGCAAAATTAAGTTTTTGTGCTTTTTCTCTTTTTGTAAAATATCCATTATCATCAAAATCTTTTGTTATAATTTTAGTTTCAGTAGCCACTTGCTGTTTCTGCCTCCTTTCTATTATTTTTTAATTTTTATTTGTATTTAAATAAAGTTATCTATCTAAATCTTGTTATTTTTTTGGGTGCTCTAACACTAAAAATCTGGTTATAATTAACTGAAGTATTTTTTTTAGGTTTCAATTTTTTACTCAATTCTTGTATAACATAATATCCATATTCAAGACTGCTATATCTATCTTTTCTCATACCAGATTTTTCTTTTACTTTTATTAAACCATTTGTAGTATCATGATTTAAATTTATAAGTTCATCTATTAAAAATGTTGTTTGCACATATGGCAATTTTAATTTTGCTTTTTGTAATTCTGACAATTTAGAATAGCCCCTTATTTTAGATAATCTTTCTTCGATATTATTATCTGAATATAAAAGATTAATATATCCATTTTGAAATCCAGATCTTAATGCTAAGCACATATCATTATTAGAACGCGCATTAGCTTTAATAGCATATATAACTTTAGGTGCGCCTTTTACCTTACATCTCTCTGATAACTCTGGTGCATCTATACAATCTAATGCACCATAAGACTGTCCATAAACAGGATCAAATCTATCTGCCATAAGAAAGTCTAATATTGATTGTCCAATACCGTTAGCATCAATTGCGATATAGTCACAATTATATTGATAAAAATATCTCATAACCAATAATCCCAATTCCTCTGTCACCAATCCCTCTTGCGTTTCTATATAGACAACATTATCCATATAATTATGAGACGAAGTTGGAATAGCAGAGTGTATAATCAATGCCGAAGCGTCATTATTATGTTTTTTTGATGCCAATAACGCAATATCGACAGATAATATTCTAAGCTCATCTTTTTGTTTTTCTGGAATTCTTAAATTATTATCACGATAATATTCTAAGTTATGTAAGCTCTCTTCAAGTATTCTTCTTTCGTTTAATGTTTTAAAATCAAACAATGCATCTTCAGAACTACCATAAAATAATCCTTCTCGTTCCATCATAAACGAAATGTCTGAGAATGTTTGTTCAGACATCTCATTCTCAATTTGTTGACGCATTAATAAACCTTCTTTTATAGATAATTGATATGGCAAATCGCAAATGAAATATTTATAATTTGGGTCTAACATATTTGCAACATACGATTTAACCTTTTCAAACATTTCTGATGCTGCAAAATAAGCAGATGACATAAAGAATACCTTATTCATTTCTTGCAGATGCATATATTCTGGTTTATCTAAGTATCCTGGATGTCTTGGGTCTGCATTCATAGGAACCAGAATAGTGTCTACGATTTTTTGCTCAACCATACGACTTTCATCAATTATTATAATATTTGAACGTCCACCTCTTGCTGATTCACCAGCTACACAAACTCTAATCCAAGAGCCATTTTTAAAATAAATGTAACAATCATTTTGACCAGTACTAACTTTAGATATTTCATTCCGTATTAATGGTGACTTTTGCATAAAATCATCTGTTATTTTAAGAACAACTTCTTTTGCCTGTTTAAAAGTATAACTTGCTACCTTAATTTTTGTACGTGGATAAAGTATACATCTAATTACACAAAACAAGGCTACAAGATAGGTTTTTCCCTGACCACGACTGGCAACATAATAAAAAGCATCGTTATTAAACATTGCCCATAATAATATTTTTTGAAATATTCTTAATTTAAGACCTGGTATAAAATCTTCTGCAAATCTATGAGGATTTGATCTATAATAAGCACATCTTTCAGCAATTATATTCATCATAGATTCTGTTTTATCTTGTTTAATTTCTTTGTCTGTAAGTTTTCTTTTTTTGGCGGACATAACTATTCACCGTCCTTACCAAATAATTTTTCATAAATAACATCTGAATTTTCTTCATCTGCATGTTCAGGTTTTGTGACAGTATATTTTTTCATATATTCATCAAACTCTTGCGAATAAACATTATTAAGTCCAACTGCTTTCGCTAACCAACCTGAAAACCATATTCTAATATATTGACCAATTCCATCTACATCCGCAAATTCTGGAGATGGCTCTGGTATTGGCTTTTCTAACTCCCATTTTTCTATAAGCTGCCCAAATGTTAAACTATCTGTAGCAGCATTTCCAACATTTTGACGAGGTTGTAAATTAGCACTTGCCATAAGATCATTTAATGATCTATCTAAGTCTTTAGTATCTTTACCTGCCTTTTGTGCTTTCCAAATATCAAGCAATTTAAAACAAATTCTTATAATATATGTTTCTTGAGATTTACTATCAACCTGTGTTCTTTCTCGCCAGTCATCATATTGATCTTGCAGATATAAATAATCTTCATTACTAAAACCACTTCCAAAAAGTTTAATAACTTCTTTCCTTGGTTTTCTATTAGAAGATGTTAATTCATCGTTAAATTCATTTAAAAATTCACTGTCTTTAAATGTTAACGAATTCCATTGTGGCAAAGATTTTACCATTACAAGTAATTGCTGAAATGCAGTGCTTCTATTTTTTTCATTAACTGCCTCATTAACAGAATCAAGAGCTGAATTATAAGCACTTTCTACAAATGGTAAATCTAACTTTTTAAATACCTCAATGGTTTTTTCTTTATTATCAGATCTGATTCCTGTTTTTTTATCATAGTCAGTTGCCATGTCTAAAATACAAGATTTGCAACCTAAATGTTCTAGTCCACTTTTTGTTTTTTTTGAACTATAAAATCCAGATGCAGATTTAAATTCTCCGCAACAAGGACAATATACATAATCTAAATTTATCAACTTATTATAATCAGAAGAAAGTTCATAGTAAGCCTTTTTTACACCAGCTACGGTCAAAGATTTTACTTGTTCTTCTGTTTTTGCTTGTTTTAAAAAAGCCATTATGTTCCTCCTTTTAATCATTTTTATTATAAAAATAGAAGAGTAGTAATTATTCTACAACTCTTCTTTTGCTTACTGTTGAATTCGAACAAATTACACTACAATTAACAGCCACATGTTCTACCAACTTATCTAACAATTGTTACTGGAGATGAGGGGATTCGAACCCCTGACCCCCTGCTTGCAAGGCAGGTGCTCTCCCAACTGAGCTACACCCCCATTTTTGTGTGAGGCCAAGTTCCTCACATGCCATATTTTACGTGGTTTCTTTTGATACATTTAAATCAAACACGAGTAGGTATTTACCACAAACTCTCAGCCTTGTTTTAAAGCTTCCTGTCGGACTTGAACCAACAACCTGCTGATTACAAATCAGCTGCTCTGCCAATTGAGCCAAGGAAGCAAATATTTTTAATTAGTTTAAAAAACTGCATAATAAAGCAAACCAAAATTACAAACCTTACATAATTTTGATTATAAATTTTATACTTGTATTATACCATAAATTACAAAATTTGTCAAGACTAAATTCGACATAATTTGTAAATTAGTAAATATTAGTTTAATGAAGAATGTTGTTAATATTAAACAGCATATTCGACTGATTAGGTAAGTACACAAATCGTGTGCTTTTCTAATGACTCGATTTTATTATATTTTTATAAAAATATTCAAATCGTAGGCTTCCCCAAGTACACAATTTATAATATTTTATATTAAATATATCATTAAACTAATATTTTCCAACTTAACGAAACATTTATTTAGCCAACTA